CAAGCGATGACAGCGTCAATACAAAGGTGGCTTTTTATGGGTATTTCGTAAACAGGAACGGCGAAAAGATACCGGCGCCGCTTGTGGCAAATGTCACAGAGTACGGACGGAGCAATTCACCATATCCCAAAAGACCATTTTTGCGCAAAGCGTTTAACAAGTCAGAAATAGAAAAGGCAATGCAGGAAGTCCAAGACAAATATTTGCCGAAAGGGTGATTGATATGTTCAATTTGAACGCGGAAATTGAATCAACATTATCGGGCAAAGTTGGCTGCCCTGTTGCGTTTATGTTCTACGAGGGCGACGAGGACACATATATCACATATATGCAGCTTGACAAGGATAACGCATTGGCGGGCGATGATCAGATTTTGGGTTGTGTTCAATACTATGATTTTGATGTATACAGCAAAACAAATTATTTATCGATAGTTGCGAAACTAATCGAGTTAATGACGGCGGCAGGATGGACATATCAGCCATCGAGAGACAGCCCCGACATGTATGAAAGAGATACAAAGTTTTATCATAAAACAATTTGCATAGCAAAAGAAAGCGAGGGCTAAAGAGATGGCAAATATTGGCTTGACAAATATTTGGTTTTCAAAGCTGACAGAGAATAACGGCGTCCCGTCCTATGAGGGCGCAACAAATTTAGGCAAGGCGGTTTCTTGTTCGGTTTCTGTAACAAACAACGAAGCCAAGCTCTACGGCGATGATGTACTTGCAGAGAGCGACACATCCTTTGCGGGCGGTACTATCACTCTGGGAGTGACTGACGATGATGACAGCATTTTCGCACCGCTTCTTGGTCATTCGATCAGCACCGGCGAAGTTGTAAAACATGCAGACGATGCCGCACCGTATGTCGGATGCGGTCGTATCGTGACAAAGATGGTAAACGGCGTTTACAAGTACAAGGTTGAGTTCCTTTATAAAGTAAAGTTTTCAGAGCCGAGCAAGGACGAAAACACAAAGGGAGAATCAATCGAGTTTGCAACACCGTCGATCGAGGGCATTATCGCCACTCTGGATGATGAGCATGGCACATGGTCAAAGACCAAGACATTCACAACCAAGAGCGACGCGCTGACATACTTAAAGAACCTTATGGCAGCAGCCGGCACAACTTATCGCGTGACCTTCGACCTGATGGGCGGAACATCATCAACGATAGAAGATACCGACGTGACCGCAGGACAGTCAATCAACCTTGACGATGGCACAGGCATCACAGCACCGAGCGGCAAAGAGTTTGTTGGATGGGCAACCACACCCGACGCAACCGCGGCAGACGTGACAAGTCCGTATACACCGAGCGATGATATTACGCTTTATGCGGTATATCAGAACGAAACCTAAAACAAATAATTGAGGGCGGTATTTATTGCCGCCCTTTTTTCAAAGAGAGGATAAAACAATGGGAAAGAGAAAGACAAAAACAGCCACAATTACATACAAGGGGGAAGAATACGCCCTTGTTTTTAATTTGAACGTCATGGAGACGATCCAGGAGCAATACGGATCAGTCGAGAAGTGGGGCGACCTTGTAGAGTGTGACGAGCCGAAAGCAAAAGACATCAAGTTCGGCTTTACGGCGATGCTAAACGAAGGCATTGACATATACAACGAAGAAAACGACGCCGATCGGGCATTTTTAACAGAAAAGCAGGTCGGGAGAATCATATCAGAGATAGGACTTGCGGCGGCTGCCGAGAACTTAAAAGACACAGTAGTCGCAAGCACAAGATCAGACGAAAAAAACTGATTATCCCCGATGAAGTCGAAGATCCAACAATGGATTTTGCGTGGTTTCGATTTATCGGGAGAAGCAAATTGAAGTATACAAACCATGAGACAATGCGCTTGACCTTGCGAGAGTTTAAAAAAGAATATCAGCTTTACAAGGATGATTTTGATCTTGAAATGCTGTTAAGAGTAACCCGCACGACATACGAAAAGGCAAAACAAAAGGCGCAACAGGCGGAAGAGTGGTTTTGATTTGATAAAGAGGTGGCAAGATGGCAGGGTTTGGCGGATCGGTCAAGTTATCGGGCGAAAGTGAATACAAAAAAGCACTCGGAAACATCAAACAGGGTTTGAAAGAAGTTTCGAGCGAAATGAAATTGATGTCGGCACAGGCATCAAGCGCCGACAAAGACACGCAAGCGCTGACAACCGCAAGCAATAACTTGTCAAAAAAGCTCGATGAACAGAAAAAATCAATCGGGGATCTCAAAAAAAGCTATTCGGAAATGTCGGCGCAACTTGACGCCCAGAAGAAAAAGACCGAAGAGATACAAAAGTCATACGACAGCGAGAAAACCGCCCTCGAACAGATCAAAAACACACTTGGAACAGCATCGAAAGAGTACAAAGCACAAGCCGAAGTGGTTGACAAGCTCGAAAAAGAGCTAAAAGACAGCACCGCCGCAGAAGATAACATGGCAAAAGGCTTGTCAAATATGAAAATTCAGATAAACAACGCCGAGACAAGCGTTGTCAAGGCTGAAAATTCACTTGACAAGATGAACAAAGAGCTTGAACAGACGGACGATGCAGGAAAAGAAGCAAGCAACGGACTAAAGGACGTAGGAAGCACCGCAGACAGCGCAAAAGGCGCATTTGACGGTTTGGGCAAAGTGGTCAAGACTTCTGTCAAGGCTTTGGGGACGGCAATGGCAGCCGTGGGAGCGACCGCAGTCGCAGCAGGCAAAGCCATTTTTGACATGGCAGGCGATACAGCGGCAGCAGGTGACGAAATCGACAAAGCGTCACAGAAATTGCAGATAAATTCCGACTTATATCAAGAACTTTCATACGCTTGCGATCGTAGTGGTGCAAGCGTCAGCAGTTTCAAGACAGGCATTAAGAACATAACCGCCGAATTGGGAAAAGCTCAAAAGGGAGTGGACGGCGCCGGGGTTAAGTTTGAAAATTTGGGCGTTTCACTGAAAAACACAGACGGAACGATGAAGAGCACAGAAGATGTTTTGACAGAAACCCTTGACGCATTGGCAGGCATGGAAGATGCCACCGCAAGAAACGCAGCCGCACAGGAGATTTTTGGAAAATCGGCATCCGATTTGTTGCCATTGTTAAACAGTGGAGCGACAGGCATCGCGGATCTGCGACAAGAAGCGCAAGATTTGGGAATGGTCATGAGTGAAGATGCGGTCAAAGCAGGCGCATCATTCGAAGACAGCATGACAAGGCTTGAAGGCACTGTTGACGGCTTGAAAAATTCCCTTGTGAGTGGATTTTTGCCCGGTATCGTCTCAATCACAGACGGATTGACCGACATGATATCGGGAAACGATAAAGGCGCGGAATCAATCAAAAACGGCGTTAAATCGATATTAAAATCAGTCAATGACGCATTGCCGACAGTGTTGAAGGTTCTTAAATCTATCGCCGGGGCATTGATTGAAATGTTGCCCGACGCAATCAGGGATCTTTTGAAAACGATAAAACCCTTGTTGAAAGAGTTGCCGAAGATGGCGGGGAATATTTTGCCCGGTTTGTTAGATGTTACTTTAGACATAATCAAAGAGATGTCAACAGAGCTACCGAAAATGTTACAATCGGACGTGATATGGAATATTATCGACACCATGATAGACGCAATCCCCGATATGATAGATGGGGCTCTGACGATGTTGATGGGAATAATTGACGCAATCCCGGTGCTTATAGAAAAATTAGTGCCCGAAATTCCAAAGATCGTCACCAACATCATCACGGCATTGACAAAGCCCGACATGATACAAAATCTAATAAAAGGTGCAATCAAACTGTTGGAAGCCATCATTCAGGCGATACCGCTATTTATTAAAGAACTTTTACCACAAATTCCTACTATTGTGGTTTCAATAAATAAGGCGTTGATTGAATCCGCGCCGGTATTGTTAGAGGGCGCTGTCGAGACGTTTGGCGTGCTGATTAAAGCCTTAAAAGACACAGCAACATCTATCGTGAACAGTTTGCCGGGGATAATTAAGGATATAAAGAACGGACTTGCAAAACCGCTAAAAGAGACTTTCAAAACCTTGTGGAGCGACATCAAGGACATCTTCGGTAATGTCGGGACATGGTTCAAGGCAAAATTCGAGAACGCATGGGAGAACATCAAAAAGGCATTCGGCGGTTTTAAGTCATTCTTTAGCGATCTCTGGACAAGCATAAAGAACACATTTACGTCCATGGGTACAAAGATAGGCGACGCCATCGGAAAGAGCGTGAAATCGGCAATTAACAGCGTTATCAGGCAGATTGAAAACATTATCAACAGCGGAATCGAAATGATAAACGGCGCTTTAGACTTTATCAACGGAATCCCGGGCGTTGACTTGGAGATGCTTGATCTGTTGAGTTTGCCAAGATTGGCAAAGGGTGGAATTGTTAACCGTCCGACGTTGGCAGAGATCGGAGAACAGGGAAAAGAAGCCGTGATACCGCTGGAAAACAATAAAGGATGGATCAAAGAGCTTGCAGCCGAACTGCGAACAGTGTTAACAATGCCCACGGAGACCAGAGAGCAGACTGCCACCGCCACAAACAACATGTATAATGATATAGTTGGAGCTTTCAAGGACGCACTCTCACAAATGAAAGTAGAGCTTGACGATGTAAAGGTCGGGGCATTTGTCAATAAAACAGTATCGGATGCAATTTACACCTAAAGGGGGAAGAAATGACACCTTTTGTGATAATTAACGGAAAATCATCAAAACAAATAGACGGCTTGATTGTTCAGTCTTTGCCGCCGATCACAAAGCCTTTAATGAGGACGCAGATCGAGACGATTGACGGCAGAGACGGCGATCTTGTCACTCAATTAGGGTATGCAGCTTATGATAAAGCCTTTACCATCGGACTAAAGGGCGATTATAACGTCGATGACGTGGTGGGATTTTTCAACACCAGCGGGAAAATAACGTTTAGCAACGAAATTGATAAATATTATAATTTTTCGACATATTCACAGATAGATTTCAAACGCCTTTTGAGATTTAGAACTGCGGCAGTAATCGTGCATGTACAGCCGTTCAAGTATTCTTTGATCGAAGGGCAGATCATAACCGCAAACAACGAAATCCACGTAAGAAATATAGGGAATATTTATAGCAAACCGATATTTACAATAACAGGGAGTGGGCAGATTGATATCTATATTAATGAGTCTCACAAGCTGAAAATCGATTTATCAAACGAGGAAGAAACAATTATTATCGACACACCCGGCATGAACGCCTTGAGCCCATCAGGAGACTATCTCAATAGGCAGGTAACAGGCGATTATAATAACCTGATATTGCAACCAGGGATAAATGTTGTAAAAATAACCGGTGCCACATCTGAAATAAAAATAGATCAGTATAGCCGGTGGATATAGGGGGTAAAATGGTTAATAAACAGGATTATTTGAATTCGATAAACCAAAATATTGACATGGTCAGGGGAGATACTCTTGATTTTAACTTTCAACTACAAGGATTGACCGAAGAAGAATGCGAGACGTTGAAAGTTACGTTTGCGATTACCGACAATTATGCATTGGGAGCACAAGTGGAAGTGGACACAGCGTCGGGTATCACTCTTGAAGAGTACACGGATGGGGTTGCATTGTTTAACGTGCGGTTATCGCCTGACGCAACTAAAAATATGGACGTTGCGCGTTATTTTTATGATTTACAGATAAAAAACGACACAGATGTCATAACATTAATGCGTGGTATTTTGACGTTATTGCCAGAAGTAGCGGGATAGGAGAAAAAATGGGAGAAATAATTTTTAAAACAAATTTAATAAAAGGCGCAAAAGGTGACGCAGGTGCGCCGAATGATTTGGTGGCAAACGAATATAACAGCACCGTCGAGTATAACGCGGGGGATTTTTGCATTCACGAGGATGCCCTTTACAAATGCATCGCCACCACGACAGGCAACTTTGACGCGACAAAATGGGGTGCAACCACGGCAGTAGGGGAGATCAAGGCTGTCGAGGGGGCTATAAATTACAACACAAGCAACGAACCGGCGGACATAACAAGCAGGCTTGCAAATTTGCCGACAGCCATTGCACAACAGAACCTTGAAAAATACGGCTATAAAATCGGGGACTATTTCAACGGGACAAATTATAGATATTGGCTTGGGCATCTCGATTACAACTACGGCGGATATGATTATTATGCAGTCTTGGGAACTCATAACATCGGGCTTGTGGTTGACACAAAATCGAATTCGCAATGGAACACATCAAACGACACCTCGAGCGGATATGAAGGCAGCGCACTTCATACATACTTAAAAGGGGCGGTTTTAGACAATATAAAAGCCGACCTCAACGCTTTATTCGGTTCGTGGAGCGATCATCTTATAGCAGAAACAAAGCTATTCGCAGCGATCGGGAATTGGGGGTGGAGTTCAAGCCCTGAATACATTTCAGCCTTGACAGAGGTCAACATGTACGGGTGTCCGATATGGAGTGCCGATAGTTTCCAACAGGGCGAAGCGGATCAGCAGCTTGAAATCTTCAGAAAATACAAATACAACAGGATTTTCGGAAATAACAATATCTGGCTGCGTTCTATCCGTAGTGCGTCCGCGGCGTGCCTTGCGGACAGGGGCGGCCTTGCGGCCAGCGACGGTGCGTCGTATTCCTTGAGGGCAGCAGGGCTTATTATTTTTCATTAACATTGGCGGGGCTTGTCCCCGACAGAGGGCAAAATGTCAGTAAATAAATCAAAGAGAAAAGAATCAAAAGTTGAGTTTGATGCTACCTATTTTAAATTGTTTAACGATGCGACATTTTTGATAGAAAACCATTTTGGAGCGAAAAACGAAACCATGATAACACAGATCATAAGCGACAGAATTTTGCGAGTGGTTTTCGACATTGGTACACATATCAGAATGGCAAACTCAATTTATCCGACTTGTGAGATTGAATATCAAGAGAGACGACTGCATCAAGACAAAGCAATCGGATTGTGTTTTGATTTGTTGACGAAATATCAATTGATATTGGAAAAGTTAAAAATACCCGATGATAAGTATGTTAACGAGATAAAGAATGTTATACATGAGATAAATTGTCTCAAAAGATGGCGAGAAACCGACCACAAACGGTTTAAATTTGCGGGTTAAAATCTATTGCGTCCGCGGCGTGCAATGCGAACAACAACGGCAATGCGAACAACAACGATGCGTCGAATTCCTTAAGGGCAGCAGGGATTGTAAATCCCGCGACACTATCCAAAAAGATAGAGAGATGCGGGATATATAAGGAGATTTTGACCATCCTTGAAAGAGGTGAATATCGGGCGTGATGCGTCTTGCTGCGGCAAATGATGCTATAAACACGCCCCGTTTTATGACAATTGAAGAGCTAACAACAATCGAAAATCTGAATAACGCCTTTTTGAAAACTTCAAAAATATCGCATTGGAAAGAATCAACCCAGAGATACAAAGCAAACCTTTTGATGAATAACATTTCACTACAGGAAGAGTTGAGATCGGGGGCGTATAAAACAAGCCCGACGACAAAATTCACCATTTGCGAGCGTGGAAAATTAAGAAACATTGAAGCACCGGCAATGCGTGACAGGGTGGTTCAAAAGGTTTTGTGTGAGAAAATCTTGATGCCGCAACTTACAAAGTATCTGATTTATGATAATTATGCGAGCTTGAAAGATAGGGGCGTGGCGTTCGCAAGAAAAAGGATTGATATCTTCTTAAGGCATTTTAAAGAGGGCTATGTTTTACAGATAGACATTAAAAGCTATTTTCCGAGCATCGATCACGAAGTCCTGAAAAGAATGTTGCATAATAAAATACACGAACCGCCCGAAATAATGAACTTAATTGATTATATTGTAGACACTGCATCGGAAACCTCAAAAGGGTTGAATTTGGGCTCGGAAGCCCCGCAGATTTTCGCAATATTTTATCTTTCAAGGTTAGATAATTACATCAAAACCGTGAAGCGCGTGAAATATTACGGGCGATATATGGACGATATGATTATATTTTCCGAAAGCAAACAGGAATTGAAAGAGCTGCTTGAAGATATCAAAAGAGAGTTGAAAGAAATCAAGCTCGAAATCAACGAAAAGAAAACCCATATAACAAAATTATCTCATGGTTTTACATTTTTACAGATAAAATACAACATAAACCACGGGAAGGTCATCAAAAGACCAACAAGAGCCAAGATCACAAGAGAACGGCGGCGATTGAAGAAATATAAAAACATTTTAACCGACGAAGACGCCCAGAACGCATATAAATCATGGAGAAACAGTCTTGCAAAGGATTGCAAACAGTCAAAAAGAAGTATTCACAACATGGATAGGCTTTTTGACAGCCTATTTACACCAAAAGAGAAAGAAAAATCATCTCGAAAAAGATTTTGCAATATACAAATAGAGCCGATTTTCGAGTTTTAGGAGGTAAAATCATGAAATGGACAAAAAAAGTAGCTGAAACACCATTAAAAGCAATTGAAAAATCATTGCAGCGGGGGGTGATCATATGGCAACGGTAGCGATCACTGCCGCAAGTACGATTTTTGTTGCGTTTCTTTCGCTTATTGGAACAATTTTGACCACAAAAGCGAGCGGCGACAAAATCCAACACGAACTCGACAAGCACAACGCCGTGCAGGACACTAAACTCGAGGAATTAACGCGAGAAGTCCGACAACACAACGACTTTGCAATGCGCATCCCGGTCATAGAGCAAAGAGTGACAGCATTAGAAAAGGAAACTTTCAAGAGATGATAAAGGTATTTTTACCAACAGAAAAAGAATTTGAAACAAATGGCGAAATTGTGATTGATGCTATTCGGTGCGCGGTCAAAAACGCTATAAATGGCGATTTTTCGCTCGAGATGACATGTTCGGTTGACTACAATGATTATGTTGTATGCGGCAATATATTATGCGCACCAACTCCACAAGGCGATCAGCCGTTCAGAATATACGATGTAGAAAAAAATCCACATAAAATCACAGCAAAAGCAAAGCATATTACATTTGATGCGGAAAACTATTTGCTGGATTTCGCAAACGGTTCAGGAACGCTCTATCCGACAGCGTTTTTGGAATACATAAACAGAAGAACCATTTTGGAAAGTCCATTTATTCTCGAGACTGACACGACAGGATATTTTGAATATGTTATCAATGGAGACACGCTGCATGACTGTATCAAAATTCTTTGCGACAAAAAAAACGGATATATTGTCCGCGACAAGTGGAAAATAAAGGTTTTGGGAAATATATCACATGATAAAGGGATAACTATTGAATACGGAAAAAACATGCTCGACATGAGCGCGGATTATGATTTTTCAAACGTTGTAACAACTGTTTTTCCGATTGGAAATAACAACACGACAATATATGGTGGAAGCGGGGTAGAAAATACGATCTCGAGTGTCGTGCAATACGACATACCATATGCTAAATATGTCAGATTTGATCAAGATATAGACGCAAGTAAATATGCAAACATAAACGAATATATTGCAGCCGTGCGAGCTGATTTGAGAGTACAAGGACAAAACTATGTCGATAAATATTGCACTCCATCTGTTAATTATACATTACAAGGAAGACCTGAAAAAGTATCGGATTTGGGTGACGTGATTCTTGTGCGAGACCGACGCATAAACATCGAAATCTCAACGCAGGTGATTGCATACGAATATGACGCAATAGGGCTAAAATATAACTCGTTAGAGTTTGGGAATTTCGTTGATGGTTTGAAGGATTTGTTTTCCCGCGTCGGTGAAGTTGCGAGCAACACAACACAAGATGCGTTAAGAAATTACCCAAAGCAAATATATCCCGTTGGATCATATTATACATCGTCGGTGAATATAAGTCCTGGGCAGTTTTTTGGCGGTCAATGGAGAGTGTACAGCACGACGGAAGATTCAAAAACATGGTACAGATATGCATAAACCCATTTTTATCTTTTCCTTGAAATCGGCGGAAACGCCAAAACGCCCCCTAAATGTTCAAATAATGACGTTTAGGGGGTGCTTTTTATTTGCCTATGTCGGCGCGTATTAAGTTTTTAATATATAACTGCTTATTGTCTACCGCATCGAGCTTTGCCAGAATGTCGGCATCGTTTACAAGGTTTAATTTCAGATAAAGTCCTTTTGTGTGGGTTTTGTCGTATTTAGCGACCGCTCTTTTTTGCGCCGGTGTCGGTTTTGCTCCCATGTGTTCTCCCTTCTGCGGGGCATTTGCCCCGCTTGATTTCTTTTTATGCATATGCTTCATTTGGTGCGGTTGTAAGTGCGTAAACCTCGCAAGTAGTGCCGAGTTCTGTGGATGCTTTAAGCTCTGCATCTGTAATGCTAAACGCTTTAACCGATCCGAGGTATTCAGTATAGTCAACTTCTGCATTGTAAATATAATATGTTCTCATGTTGTCTCCCTTCTGCGGGGCTTTTGCCCCGCTCTGTTGTTTTATGCGGTAAGTGTCGGGCACATTGAATAGTTGCCAAGCGGTCGGAGCGTTTCGGCTTTGAGGTATTCGCTCAACTTTTTAATCACTCG